AGAATCACCCCAGCCGGATCAGGTCCAGTTCAAAAATTATTTCTTACATTCGCACGATTCTATCGGGCGAGTCAACTGTTTAATTTACCTTGACTCTTACCACAGAATCAAAGTAACGCGCGCACCTGCGATTCTATTCTATCCGGCTTGCGACAATAATTTGGACCGGATCAAAATTGGGCTTGTCACGGATAGCGGCGTCCGATATACGATTCTTATGCCGCCGCCCATATAGGGAAAGGGGGAATCTCGCAGGCGGCGGGGTCGAAGGCGACACTTGCGCCAAAGAACAAAATTCCCATTTTCATGCGCTTGCAATCACGCCAGCGTATCAATTAGGGAATCTGCATCATGAAAAACCACAACCTGAACCTCGCCGCCTATGCATATCGCCGCGCCGCATATCATGCAGCAAAAGGTAACCTATCACGCGCGCACGAATTGCTTGTGACTGCACGAAAATATGACGAATGGGCCATGCTATGAGAATCCGCGATATCATCCTTGATCTAATCGGACTCGCCGCTTTGGTCGCCCTTACAATCACAGTCTTATCAATCTGAAACGCAAACAAAGGAAAAAACTAAAATGGCTCAATATAACGGTTATGAAATAGGCCCGAAGGCCAATCTTGAGGGTGCCAATCTTGAGGGTGCCAATCTTGAGGGTGCCAATCTTGAGGGTGTCAATCTTGAGGATGCCAGTCTTATGGGTGCCAATCTTAAGGGTGCCAATCTTATGGGTGCCAATCTTGCGTTTGCCGATCTTAAGGGCGCCGATCTTGCGTTTGCCAATCTTATGGGTGCCGATCTTGCGTTTGCCGATCTTGCGTTTGCCAATCTTGAGGGTGCCAATCTTGAGGGTGTCAATCTTTATGGTGCCAGTCTTGAGGGTGCCGATCGGTGACCATAGCGCCATCGAAAAGAAAACCAAATAATCCAACACAACCAAAGGAAACACAATGACTCAACACAACGGCAAAACGTACGGTCTGGCACTTAACGCAACCTACGGACTCAATGTTCTTAACCTGCCCCGCATGACTCTTGCTCAAGCAATGGTCTACCGCGAAACCGCAGCTTTGGTGCCTAGCATTGGCGTGGGCGTGGTTGTGATCAATCTGGACTCGGTCAATTGATTGTCTCGGGCTTGGCGCTGATCGCCGCGACTATCTTGACGATGGTTTTAATATATGACGACCAAAACAAGGGGAATTGATATGTTCAATCTACAGAAAGAAGCTCAAGCAATGGCGCAAGAGGCTTGGGACGAATCCGATTTCGATTTGGATAAGGCGCGCGATTTCTTGCACGAGTCGTGTGATGGTTCGGAAATTGCCATTTATTATAGCAAGGCAATTGATTTTTGCGCCAATAATAATACGGATTCAGGCGAGTCTTATTTGGAGGATTGTGGGGGCATTGCACAGCCGGGCGATTGCTTTGGCAATATCGCTTGCCGCATTGCCTTCGCAACCTTGCTTTGCACTTGCGAGGAGTATCTTGCGGAAATTGCAGAAGGTCATAAGGAGTCAGATAATGGGAAATAATACCGATACGATAGCAAAATTGCACTCGGATGCTGTGGCATTGCAGCGGCGTTTTGATAACCTAGCTGCGCAAGATATTTCGGCTTATTCCAAGGCATTCACCGAAATATCGGCAATTTCAAAAAGGTGTCTTATAGGTGGCGGGTTGATTATTGAGATTCGTTACTTGTCTGGCGCTGTCGCGCTTTCACCTATCTGCATTTCCGATGGTTTAAGCGCGGGGACTCTAGAATGTTTGGCGCAAGATATCCGCGCATCTCATGAGACAAGAATCGCGATGAATCCCGTTAAGGTTTTCAAACTATAATCAAGGAGTCTTAAAATGGCCAAGAATCAAACCTTTATCGTATACGAAGGGCCTTCCCTATACGACGGCGCACCAATTGTTGTGCTAGTCCAGACTGGTTCAAGAAACCGCAAGACGGGCGACATGGTTCAAACGTATATCATGCGCTCTGACATTGATCCAATAACCGCCAGTAGAACGGGCAAAGATTCTGCTATCTGTGGCGATTGTCCCCATATGGGAAAGCCGAACGATAGCGGCAAAGGTCAAGCCACTGGCCGCACTTGTTACGTTACATTGGCGCACGGCCCCTTGGGAAAGTACAAAGCGTTCAAGCGCGGGCAATACGATCATGCTATAGGCCACGCGGCAATTCGTGCTTTAGGCCTAGGTCGCATGGTAAGACTCGGGACATATGGGGACCCAAGCTGCGTCCCGACCTATATCTGGACAAGCCTAATCAGCGCGGCGCAGGGTCACACAGCCTATACGCACGGCAAAGTTAACCCTATGCCAGAATTGATCATGACAAGCGCCGACAATAGCAAGCAAGCGCAAGAGGCATGGTCACGCGGGGAACGTACCTTCAGGGTTATTTCATCTCTTGATAAACTGATTAGGGGGAAAGAGATTCTATGTCCTGCGAGTGAAGAAGCCGGAAAGCGCACAACCTGCGAGTCGTGCAAACTATGCGCGGGTTCAAGCGTTAAAGGTAAATCAGTCGCAATAGTAGCGCACGGTACCAGCAAGCGCGCAGCCAAGGAATTAGTCGAATAATAACCTATCCTAGCACTATCAACATCAACGCAACCTGAAGGGTTCACACCATGACCGGACAAGAATATGAAACGACCGCCGCCGCCATTGCATTGGCAATTTGGGAGATCAGCACTGGCAACGGGCGAGATCTGGCCCACGACGATTGGAATAGTCACCTGCAAAATTGCCACGCAGCTGTTGCAAACAGCTATACCGACGGTATTACCGTTGGCGCATGGTACAACGCAGCGTTGGGGAAAGTGATATGACCACTTATGACGCGTGGAGACTGGCCGGCCCAACCGAAGCCCCCGATTTTGGCACAGAAGACGGCGAGACCTGCGGGCGCTACGAGGAACCCGACGAGGACGCGCCGCGCGGATATCGCCCCAAGCCGTGCGCCGGAACCATGCTTGCCGATGCTGAGGGGGATATGTTTTGCGATTGTTGCGGGGCACATCATTCCTAGATACGTTATTAACCTCAACGCAACCTGAAGGGCTACACTATGACCACTTATTATGCATACTGGCGCGCCAGTGGCGAAAATTGTACGGCGCAAGCGGAGTCAATGGACAGACTGCAAACGCTGTTATTTGGCCGATCCTATGCGCCAAGCCCCAATGAAGTGAATTATTATTCAACAACAACAACAGACGCTACGTAGCGCAGCACAAGCGATACAAGGGCCACACAAGGCGGTTGCATAGGTTTAACCTAGGGCAACCGCCCAAATGTTTCGATAGGTCTGTAGCGTCGTCATATCAAGCGTCACGGCATGGGGTATTATGACACCGTATCAACAGGTTAGTTAGCCGTTTGACTAAGTATTAAATGAACAACCGTTCAATAACTAGGGTCCGAATCATGTCAGTGGGTGATGCCAAATCGCCTCTCTTAGTCAAGCTAAAACATTCGTCCAGCCCCATTTAATCTTAATGTGTTGCATGAAGGACACACCACAAGCCCTTGATCCTAGCCTTAAAGGGCGTCGCACTTCGTGCTCACGATATGTTACATTTTGCATTAGGGGCTTGACATCCGATGGGACCCTTGGTATTATACGCAGGTGATTCGGGGTGGTCGGGTATCCACACATGAATCCAAAACAAGAAATTTGGTTTCGGGGGTGGTCAGGTATCCCCACATGAATCCAAAACAAGAAATTTGGTTTCGGACTACCCAGAAGACAACTGTGACATTTTTACCACACTACACCGAGCAATGTTCCAAGCCAATGTTGTGACATTTGTGCAACACACGACAAAAAAAGATGTAGATTCCTAAATAATTCTTTCTTTAGTTATCAGTGACTTGTACGATTCATAGAAAAAAGTTACGTTTTGAGTGTTACAAAAGTCTGAAAATGAACTTATAGTATATTGAGAGAGAGACGGTAACTTAAGTTATAACGATAGTTACTGCTACTAAGTAGTATAACTAGTAGAGATGATGACTTAGGTTATAACTTAAGTTAGGGTCTCCTAGTGTTGTCTCTCTAAACAGTTTCCCTCTAGTAAGTAACCAAGACGTATGCAACCAATTTAGTTTGTCGTAAGGGTCTTGCTGATAGCTTACGAGAGGGATCAGTTACAAAGTAGAATCTGTTCTACCCACTTAAGTTACAGATTACTTGTCGTTAATAAAGTAGAAGTGCCGTAGGCGCAGGCGTAAGCTGAGCAGACTCATTAGGCGCTGGAACCAAAGGCAGGAACCTTAGTCACATGGCAGAGAAGCTCCCCTACTGTAAGCACGTTGAGAAGCATATCCTTGAGTGTATTCAGGGTGGTGTCGCTATCAGACAGATGCTGTCGTCCATGCAGCACCTTACCTATGCCCCACGTTCTCTATCTACCATGTACAAGACCTATGGTGATGTGATTGAGCGTGAGAGAGCTAGGATCAATGGTCTGGTTGGTAAGCGTGTGATTGACCATGCAGTTACTGGCGACATGGAGAACAAGTCAACTCAGTGGGCTGCTGAACTCTTCCTACGGTCCAAGGCTGGTTGGTCACCTACTTCCACTAACATTGAGGTTGAGCAAGAGACTGACCCAGACCTTGACGAGAGTGCAGCCGACACACTCTTGACCTTGCTAGGAATTAATCCCGATGAGACCCCAGAGGAAGATAACCGCTGACACCCTACGTCAGTTACCAGCCACTAAAGTCAAGCAACTATTTGAAGAGCTAGGTCCGATTAAGACTGAAGAGCTTAAGCATGACTGGAGCTTCTGGGCTAGGGACAACCAGCTAGAGCCTGAGGGTAAAGACTGGAACACTTGGATGGTGAACGCTGGTCGTGGTTTCGGTAAGACTAGATCAGGTGTTGAGTGGGTAAGAGAGAACGTCAAGCGTGGTATTAAACGTATCGCTGCTGTCGCTTCTACTAACTCTGACATCGAACGAGTTATGGTTAAGGGTGAGAGTGGTTTCCTGTCAGTCTGCTGGAAGGGTGATAAGACCTACGCTGGCAAGAAGATGGGTTTCCCTGAATGGTCTCCTACTAAGCGGACACTCACATGGGAGAATGGTGCGCAAGTACAGTTCTTCTCTGCTGAGGAACCTGATCGTCTTCGTGGACCCCAGTTCGAGTTAGCTTGGTGTGATGAGACTGCTGCTTGGAATAAGGACATGGATACTTGGCAGATGCTACAGTTTTGTATGCGTCTCGGTAAACATCCCCGTATTATGGTCACTACGACCCCCAAGCCTACTAAACTAATCAGACAGATACTTAAAGACCCTAAGACTGTCGTTACGACAGGTTCTACCTTTGATAACTCTGCTAACCTAGCTGGAACTTACCTGACTGCTGTTAAGGAACAGTATGAGGGGACACGGATAGGTAGGCAAGAGCTTTATGCTGAAGTCCTAGAGGAAGCCCAAGGCGCTCTGTGGACCACAGCCATGCTGGACGATGCCTCAGTTAAGCTAGAGGATGTCCCTGACCTCACCCGTATTGTCGTTGCACTTGACCCCGCTGTTACCTCTAATGCTGAGAGTGACATGACGGGTATTGTTGTTGCAGGTATTGATGTGAATGGTGTCGCTTATGTCCTTGGTGACTATACCGACAGGCTTTCACCACAGGGTTGGGCATCTAAAGCCGTTCAGCTTTACCATGAGTTCCAAGCTGACCGTATCGTGGCTGAGGTCAACCAAGGTGGTGACCTAGTTAAGCTGACAGTGCATGGTGAAGATGAGACCGTCCCCTACAAAGCTGTTAGAGCCTCTCGTGGTAAGTATGCCCGTGCTGAACCTATCTCAGCTCTGTACGAGCGTGGTCTTGTCAAGCATGTCGCTAACCCTGTCAACGGGGCTAACCTGAACGAGCTTGAGACGCAGATGAGGACATGGGAGCCTCTGGGTTCTATTGGCTCTCCTGACCGTCTTGACGCTCTTGTGTGGGCAATCACTGACCTTTCCTTGAACGGTTACACAAAACCTAAGTTATCTCTTGTGTATAGCAGCAACAAGGGCTTGTCCAGATAAACCTGAAAGAAATGCGTAGTCATGGTAAACAAACTCTCTGAAGCTGCTGCCAAGTCTACCCTTGGTGTCGCTGGTGATAACACTTACAATGGTCAAATCCGTGCTGACGAGTTCCTCCCTGAACTTCGTGGTAAGAAGGCTATCCGTAAGTATCGTGAGATGCGTGATAATGATTCTACGGTGGGTGCAGTCATGTACGCCGTTGAGCAAATCCTTCGTGATGTTGACCTTCACGTTAAAGCTGCTAACGACACACCTGCTGCCCAAGTCGAGAAAGAGTTCGTCGAGAGTGTCCTGCATGACATGGACCACACACTTGATGACCACATCGCTGAGGCACTAGGCTTTCTGTCGTATGGGTTCGGTTGGTTCGAGGTCGTCTACAAGCGTAGAGTTGGCCCCACTAGCCGTAGCGAAAAGAAGCGTTCTAAGTTCACTGATGGTCGTATTGGTGTTCGTAAGATTGCCTCTCGTGCGCCTTGGACAGTCAGCAAGTTTGATGTTGACACGAAGACAGGTGATGTGCTGGGTGTCCAACAAGACGTAGGCTTTATGAATGGCCGTAACTACATCCCCACTAACAAGTCCCTATACTACCGCACTACCAGCTTGAATGGTGACCCATCTGGTCGTTCCATCCTGCGTAATGCTTATACGTCCTACGAGTACCTGAACAACCTACAGGCCATTGAGGCTATCGCTGTTGAGCGTGAACTTGCTGGTATCCCAGTTGCTCGTATTCCCTCGGAGTATCTGTCAGGTGACGCCTCTGCTGCTCAGTCAGGTTTCGTTAGTAACCTACAGCAAATCCTGCGTGATGTAAAGTTCAACGAACAGGGCTACATCATCCTCCCAAGTGACGCATACCCTGATAAGGATGGTGCGCCTAGTAATGTCCGCTTGGTAGACATCGAACTTATGTCGTCTAACGGGAGCCGGAACATTGACATTAATCCCATCATTAATCGTTATCAGCATGACATTGCTCGTTCTATGCTGTCTGAGTTTCTTCTTCTTGGCACATCAGGTGGCTCTTACGCCCTGTCCAAGTCGAAGACAGACCTGTTCCTCCGTGCGCTTGAGAGCTACATCCAAGCAATCGTAGATGTTCTCAACAA